CCTGGGTTGCTGACACCTCCCAGAATTACGACCAGCGGTTTTATTGGGGCGTAGACAATCCCAAGGATTTGGATGGACTAAAGACACTGTGGAAGGCAACACAGTCTGAGATTGCAGCCAGCTTGCTTGCGCCGTCTGATTGGCGCGTCATCAAAGCCAAAGAGACCAGCAGCACAATGCCTGCTGCATGGAAGACGTATCGAGCCGCAATCCGTACAGCCTGTAACACCCGTCAGACCGAGATTGACGCTTGCTCTGATGTTGCTGCGTTAAAAGAGCTGATGACTGGGTCTGAACAGATCAATCAAACCGATGCTGATGGCAATGTCGTTCTTGACGATGACGGCGATGCTGTGAAGATCGCTAATCCGAACATCGCTACTGCTTGGCCTGACCCGATCGACTGATCAGGCTTACACTGTTTTTGAGCTTTTCTCACCATGGCTAACACCTACACCTGGAAAGTCGGTCAATGTGACCGCACTCTTGCAACTGGTGTCATCACAACGCTTCACTACACGGTGAACGCCACCGATGAAGACGGAACCTATTCCGTTGGAGCGTATGGCTCAATCGGTCTTGAAGCACCTGATGCTGACGACATGGTGCCTTATGACGACGTGACTGAAGCTCAGGCGATTACTTGGGCGCAAGAAGCTCTTGGTGGTGCAGACAAGGTGGCTGAAATCCATGCTGCTTTGGACGCACAGCTAACTGAGAAGCGCACTCCAACTACAGGTGCTGGCACGCCTTGGTGAGTTTTCTTGCCGGAATCGCAACTGGCGTCCTGCTCGTAATGGGCTGGGCGCTTCTTTCTATGTCTGCTAAATGATGAAACGCCCTGATCCGATGATCGCTTCTAAGCCTGGAGCGCAGGACGTGCAAGCAATGGCTGCGCGGACGCTATGGCTGGAAGAATTGTATTTCCTTGATGGCCGTGATCAAATCAGCCATCCGCAATATGGCTTGTTTACTGGGTTAGCTCTCAAGTATCAGAACTTAAGTACAACTGACGGGATCTGATGGCCAAGTCATTAAACGGCCAAACATTCGTTGTCGGTAAACCAAAACGGACCACACAGGGAAATGGTCAACACTCACGCCCAAAAAGGGGCCGAAAGAAGTACCGTGGCCAGGGAAAACGTTAGTTCTTCTTCCAATGATCAAAACTCTCATTGCGAGTGGTGTCGCCGTTTCAGCAGCTGCGCTGGCATCTCCTGCTCTCGCAGACATCTACGTGAACCCTGAGTTCAATGGCGGTGCCTATGGCAACGACTGGCTTGGTGGAACGCTGAACCTTGATGTTGGTTTTGAAGGCTCTTCAGGTGCCTACAGCTATTACATCCAAGGTGGTCCTGCTGTGGTCATGCCTGACGGCGCTGATCAAGAGCTAGAACTTGCTGGCAAGTTTGGCGGTTCTGTCGCTGTTGCCGAAAAGGTCTCTGTCTATGGAGAGCTGAGCGGCATCACTGGAGACGAGCTGTCTGTTGGCACGAAGCTTGGCATGAAGTACAGCTTCTGAGCTATAACAAGCTCAGGTTTCTCACACAGACCGACATCAGGCTCCCGAAAGGGGGCCTTTTGTTTATCCAAAAACCATGGCTCAAAAAATCTACAATCTGCTCGGTGTTCTTGGGTTCACCATCTCAGCAACTTTGGCTGTGATCGGCGTGATGGCTTACACGCGCGTTCCGTCAATGATGAAGCTTTATCTAAGCGAGATGAAGCTTGAGCTGACTGAGATGATCACTGACATGGTGCCTGGTCAGATTGATGAGGCTTTGCCTGAGCTGCCAACCACTACAGGTCCGGCTCTTCCGATAAAATTTCCATGAGCGATCAGATCAATCATCCTCCGCATTATCAGCAAGGTCGCGTAGAGGCGATTGAGGTGATAGAGGATGTTGTCAGTGGTGCGCCTGAGCCTGTTGTTGGTTTTTTGGTTGGCTCTGCCTTGAAGTATCTACTGAGGGCATGGCACAAGCAAAACGCGAAACAAGATCTGCAAAAAGCAGAATGGTACTTGAACCGCGCTATTGCAAGACTCAGCCTTTAAGTAACCATCTTGGTGTTGGTGGTTGGATCTTCGTCATGAGCTTCAGGTCCGAAGCCTTCAGCCTTAATTTTTGCCATATCAAGTTCTGGCGCGGGAGTCTGGGGTTTCTGCTCAAACGACGCAAGCCATTCGCGTAAAGCGTCACCTGTAGGCGTACCTTTCGGCCATTTAACCCACTTGAGGATTGCTTTTGGATCGGTAAACGGTCTGGCAGATTTACCGCACAATACGGTGTAAACAACAGGCGGCCCTTCGCGTCTGCGGTTGCGTTCAATCCAGAGCTGTCCTGCTGTAAACCGTTCTGACTTCATGCCGGAGATTCCTGAGATCGGTGTAAATGCAATCGGCGTTCCAATGATCTCTGTAGGTCAGCCGATACCACCACCTGTTTTACCAACAGCGCCGCCGGTTACGTCTACGCGGTTTCCAGTTATTGATATGCCTGGCTGCGTCAGAGCCAGAATTGCTGTTGGCAGTGGAACAGAAACGTTTGAGGAAGATCCACGTGGCAACGTGACGTTATGCACTGGAGCGGTGCCTATCTTTGAAGCGCCGGATTACAGGCCAAGAGACTTTACCTGGGTAGAGCCGCCTAAGGCAGACATAAAAAAGCCGGAGGTGGCGACTCCGGCTCAAATAACGCACTCTCTTCCGTCGGATGACAAGCCCGACATCACAAATTTGCCAAAGGATCCACCATGCCCGCCTTTTGGATCGAAAGAAATCGGATCCTTTAACAAATTAGGGACAAAGGTCCTTGCCGGTTATGAGCTGCAGGATGGTAAGTGCGTAAAGCTCTGGGATCCTGTGCCTGTTGGGCAGGTGATCAATAACTATGTACCTGATGCTGGTCCAACAGTATCGGTTGCGTTGACTGCTGCTATTGCAACGACTGTGGCGATCTTCGCCAAGCCGATTGCGTCACTACTGCAGAAGCTGGCTAAGCCTTTGACGAAGAAGGTGGTGAAAAAGGTCAATCAGAAACTTGGCCGTAAGGTAAAACCGGAATCTTTACAGCAGCGGCGGGTGATTCAGCGTCACCGGAATCAAGCCATTCGCGATCTAAGGCGGGCTCTGGGTAAATGATCTTGTGGGTGTGATCTTGTATCACCTTCGGCTTGAGGACAACATCAGCGCAGATAGGGAAGAACGGCGAATCTTGTTTGAAGCCATAGCCCTCACGCAAGGCTTCAGCACATGCTTTGAGCCTGCCCATCTCGTAGTTAAGCCGCTTGTCAGCTAGAGACTGCTCGTAGAGCGCAATCTGTTTTTTGGCTGCCTGCTTGCATAGCTCAATTGGTCCACGATCTAGAGGGATGGAAAAGGTGGCTGTGATGCCAAAGTTATTGCTGAAGTTCTGGCGGTAACCTGTGCGTTGCGGCTTGTAGTACAGGACCTTGCCAGGGTTATCTGGAACGCCATCTGGGCCATCGAGTCCTGTTTCTGGATCGATTAGGCCAAAGTTGTCGCTGTTGTCGTAAACGGGCTCTTGATAGTACTGATTGTCTGGTTTGCCAAAAGAATGCGTCGTAGACGCAAAGGGGGAGATGTTTAGCGTTGCCGAATCACATTGAATCTGTGATCCGTAGCTGTGCTTCATGTACTGCCCCGGAGTGATCTGAACAGCCTGATTAACGACCGAACCACTGCTGTTTGAAACTGGAGATGCAGTTGCACTGACTTGTGCTGCTGCTGGAACGGTGTAGAGCAGGCTGAGCAGCAGAGCAGAAGCTGTCGCTCTCATTGGCTAAACGTGCTGGTGGAGTCGATGACTGTTTCAGTAATGGTCTCGCGGTCGATTATGACTTTCTCGATCAAACCAGGCGTATTCAACGTTTCGATGAACTGGAACGCAGTACCAGGAACGGTTTGTTTCCAGCTGGAACGACTAGAGAGGTTGATCTTGTTACCGCTGATCGATGGGCTAACGATTCCGTTTGTTGGCTCGACGCCTGTACCGGACACGGTGTACTCAAAGCCACTGCGATAGCTCTCGGAGACAATGCTCTCGCGTACAACCGTCTTTGACTCTGTGTGCGAGGAGACAACTCCCTGCGAGAAATTGGGAACGACAGGCACTGCCACTGCTGGGGAAGGCAGCAGCAGCAGAATGACTAGCCGTTTCACCGAGTTGTCAGCTCACTGATGACTTGGCCAATTGCACTGGTATTAGCGCCACCAGCAGTTACGGTCACAGCGCCTGCTGTAGAGATCGTGCCAGCCAGAGTGCCTGCAGTTCCAGCAGCAGTAGAGGTAACATCACCAAAAGCAGGAACTTCTCCGACTGTTGGCGCGGAAGTTGGAATGCTGTCACCGACGGTGTAGCTGTTTGCAAAACTGAAAGAGTTGCCGCTGGTTGCTTGTGATGCGGTGACGGTAGTCAACGCACCAACACCGTTAGTGTGAGCGCCCAGACCGCCAACAACACCAGTAGTAGACCCGTCAGTTGTGCTGACTCCGTTCCCGCTGATGCTGTAGCTGTTGCCGACGCGGACTGCACGAGTAGAAGCACCGCCGACCTCCAGTTGTACTGAGCTTTGGATTTTGTGGGTTAAATCAGCTTTTGCAGGCAAAGCAGCTGCCAAGGTGATGCCCAATACCAAAAGTGAGCGGTTCATTTGATGCCAGCTTTGGTGTCTTTGTTATCGACGATAGTCGGCTTCTTGTTGCCGTTGCCATTGCTCTTTCGCTCGATACCAAAAGAAGCCATGGCACCAGTAAGAAGTGATGCCACGAATGTATTGTCCATCTTCATCTGAGGGAAGATGCCCAGGTAAGAAGCTGTTAGAAGCGCGGCACTCCAAGCCAAGACAAGAGCCTTGACGACATCCGCCATGGAGATGCCTTCCTTTTCGTGCTGATCGTCCTGAGTTTCTGCCATGAGATAACAGAGCTACCCTTTAAGGGTAACTAGGTCAATCCGATGCTTCTAGTTCTCAAACCCATCCTCATGACCGCCTGGAAATCACGGGCGTTTAAAGAGCTGATTGTGGCGATGCTGGAGAAGATTGTCGCAAGGACCGATAACGACCTAGACGACCTTGCGGTGAAGCATGTCCGTGAAATGCTTTTGCCTGACACAAGAGTTGAAAAATAAGTGTCGTCCGGCATCATCCAACTGATTTTGCTGTTGTTGGGTATGGCGTTCGGTCTATTGCCGTTCTTCCAGTTTTTCCGTGGCACGTCCCATCAGCTGGCTGCAATTAAACAGCTTGAGGAGTCAATGCCGTCTGAGTTACTGGAGGAAGACGAGGCTGATTGGTTTCAAGTCTGGAAAGAGAGCGGATATGACCAGCAGGTCTACATGCCCTATTTCAGGCAGCTCGACAACAAAACCGGCACCGGCTATCGGGAATGTTTCTCTAGCGCTGCAGCGATGGTGGCTGCTTATTACAAGAAGGTTCGGACGGATGACGAATACAACGAGATTCGCGCGAAATTTGGGGACACCACGTCAGTAGAGGCGCAGTTGGCAGCTTTGCGCAGTCTTGGCTTGCAGGCTGAGTTTCGCAAAGACGGTGACGCTGATCTGGTCGAACTAGAGATCGAAAACGGCAGACCTGTTTTAGTTGGATGGCTGCATGCCGGAAACATGCTTTTAGGCGAACCACCAATGTGCAACGGGCTTGGCTGTGGTCATTGGAGTGTGATTAGCGGTTTTGCAGGCAAGAAAAGCAATGATCCTGAGTGGATCATGCAAGATCCTCGTGGCTATCCCGAAATGGAGAAAGGCGGCCACAGCAATCCGCATCTAGGACGCAATGTCCGCGTAAGGCAAGCCGCGTTTTACCAACGTTGGCAAGCAGAAGGGCCAGGTACAGGATGGGTAATCCTCGTCAATGAGTGATTTCTATTGGATCTGGGCATACGTCAGTGCTGTTTGGAGCACTGTGATCGTTAACTGCGCTCAGCCGTCTAACTGGGACCGTTGCTCAAGAGTCGATGACTGGTTAGTGCCATGGGTTCGAGATGCAGGTGAGATGTATCAAAAAGGCGCGTATCACAGCGAAAAGAGCATTCTCAAGCAAGCTGAGTAGGATTGCTTTTTGCGTTTCTGGTATGGCGGTTCTGTGCGATTGGGAGATCAGAGCCAGGTGCGAAAAAGGCAAGATGGTCGTCCCGTTTTCAGAAGAACTGCTCAACCCTGCCAGCTTGGATTTGCGATTAGGTGATCACCTCATGGTGGAAAGCATCTATAGCCCCGAGCTTGTACGCATCAACATCGCAGAGAGATCAGAAGATGATCCATTCATGCTGCAACCTGGTGAGTTTTGCTTAGCTGAGACGCTTGAGCTGTTCAACCTGCCTGACGACATCAGTTCGCAGTTCGTACTCAAGAGCAGTCGGGCCAGAAGTGGCTTGAATCATCTGCTCGCAGGCTGGTGCGATCCAGGCTGGCATGGAAGCAAGTTGACGCTCGAACTGAAGAACGAACGCTTGCACCATGCGCTGCCTCTGTATCCAGGCTTGAAAATTGGACAGATGGTGTTCCATTCGATGTCTAATACGCCAATGAACAGCTATCGCGACGTAGGCCACTACAACAATCATTTGACTGTTATGCCGAGCGTGGCGTAATGGCTGCAGGCTCGCTATAGCTGGCGTAATCCTGCGAGCACGACAATGGGCTGGGCAGATTGGATGATTGTCGAGCAGTCGCTCGAAGAAGAGCTACAGCTAGAGAAGACAGTCCGAGAGATACAGAGCTGTGACGACAAAGATGCGTTGATGCAGCTCTGTGTCGCTATGGCGCAGCAAAACTGGCATCACAGCAAGATGCTGCGACAAGCTGTAAATCACATCGCATCAATGGACTCTGCTTTGATGCCTGGTGACTAGGATCTGTGTCTCATCCTTTTTAAGGGCGAGGACAAGTGACCTGCAGCGGATCAGGTGTGAGGAGCGTCAGGCGCGCGAGCCGGTTCTAGTCCGCAATTTTTGAGGTGAAGGCAGTAGCAGTAGAACCACTGCGCTTTCCAGTCTTCAGCGAAAAAGCGCCGCATACCTGAGTATGTGACGCAATATTGGTCGCCGATGACCTTGATTGTTGGATCAGTCATTTGTTGGGGACTTACACCGCCGACGCTCTGGCAGAACAGAGGCTGATTTAACAGCTTGGAAACCAGGTCTAGCTGATGCCCCAGAGACTAGAAGCGTGACCGCTTCTTTGCAGGTGCAGACTCTTCTGCTTCTTTCTTAGGCGGCAAGCTGAAGTCGTTGACGTTCAGTTCAAGGCTTACGCCAGTGCTGCCGTCTTTACGCTCAAACTCGCGGTGATGAGCTTGACCACTAACGACAAGGCGCATGCCTTTCTTGACGTAGTCCATTACGACATCGCCGCGATTGCCCCAGACAGCGCAGTTGATCCACGTTGTTGTCTCTTCGTCTTTGGTCTTGCGATTCACAGCCAGAGAGAAGTTCG